TTCTCGTTTAGATTGAACATCCAGCTGCTTACCTTGGAGGTCCATCTGTTTGCCCTGCATGTCTAGCTGTTTAAGCTGCATCTCAAACTGTTGAGCTTGCTGCTCGGCTTGTTGTTGTGCCTGAGCCTCCTGCTGTTCAGCTTGTTGCTGTTGTTGTTGCTGTTGCTGTGCTGGGTCTGGTTGCTGCTTAGCTTTTTCCTTCTCCATATCAAGTATGTATCGAGTCGGGTCTAAGTCATTTGCCTTTGCCCAGTCTTCAATCAAAGCGTTGTATGGACCTGTCATACCCATGCCTGCAAACTGTTGCAGCTGAGGCATAGCAATCTGAGCAAACTCGTTAAGCTGTCGTACACGATTAACCTTGTTAGGCTTACGTGCTGAGCCAGCTTCTACACGATAATCAAAATCACGAACAACTCTTTCAAATCGCTGCTTTTTAATTTGCTTCGTCCAAATAATAGAAGCGGTGCTACCGAGGACAGGACCGACATCGTCTGCTGTGAGAGCCCATTCAGCGGCTTCCATCTCCTTCATCAGGCATTCACTTAGCCAATCCTCGACCTGGCTGCTCATGTCGTCGGGACGTATGGAAACATTCTGATTTCGAATCTCTGCCTCGGATGCACTCCTAATTTGTGTAGGACCAGATAGTCCGTACATTAATTCTGTGAGTCCAGTCCGTTTATCAATTAAATCTAAAACCTGTGATACCATGTTCCAGATATCTACATTGAATGCTGGGGCATCGAGAAACGTGATTACGTCCTTAATACTCTTACCAAATAGATCACTCAGTTCAATGTGAGTGTACGGTCCTAGCCCTGATTTGACTTGGTCTTGTATCTCAGCTCCAGCTGCTTTAGCAATAGCCACATACGTTGTACTAGATGCTGCAACCTTGTCTGCTAAGAACGACATACACCAGTTAACAAATCGGAGTTCACCGATTGCTGGCTTGATTAAAGAGATTGGCCATACTTCCTTTGGCTTGTTATGGAAGTGTAACCGTGAAAACGGCCAGCCACCATCTGTCCAATATGGAATAGGCCATTGAACCTGCATAAACGCTTCATCAAATGACTTTGTTTCCATATCTGAGGAAGGAAAGTTTAAGGGGTAAGGAACATCAGCGCAAACAGCTAGGTAACAGAAGTCACCAAATTGTTCCCATTCATACGTACTACTACTCTTCTGATTACCTTTGAGTTTTAACTTGTCACCAAACCCACACTTGGAATAGACTTCCCAGTACTCGATAAGGTCATGCGTCTTGCCTTTTCGCTTTTCTTCAGATGACTTACTGCGTCCACCTGCATAGGTTTCACCCTGCGAACTAAGGGATTCCATGTTCCCAATCAGTTCTCCTTGAAGGTCAAACTTTTTGTCTACCTTCCACACGGGATGAACTCGACGACGAGCAACCCATGTAATGTCTTCCCAGTATTCTGCATCTGGGTCAATCACTAAGTCATCAACAGAACCATAAGTGCTTAACGGGTGCCTTAAAGAAGAACCATCTGGCTGATGCAAGTCTGTCCACAATAAGGACATTCCTTTTACAATCGCCTCTGTTACAGCACGACGACACTGAACCTTCTTGTTTGTTTCTTGTTGTAACCAGTTAAGATAATGGCTCTTAACATTAGCATGAGTTCTTTTTATCTCAGATATAGTTTCCTTCTGCTCTTCATACTTTTCCAGATAAGGAGCTAGCGTGGGGTCATCAATAGTAATACCGAGGGCTTGAGGGGCAATATCCGGCTCCATGCGAGGAGTAACTTGTACTGTCGGATTACGATGGTACAACACAGGGCCGAATAAAGCCACTGCCTCAAACACTCTGTTCACTGTCATTCGAAAAGTAGGCATTGCTCCCTGAGCATTCTTATCCAAGAATCCCCCGTCGGCTTTTGCGTACTCGCCCTTCCACATCCAATCATGAGAGCCATCAAAGAATCGCATAGCTTCGTCAGCGTACTGACCAAACTTCTCATGCTTTACCTTCTTGGCATCCTTGATTTTCTCCATCCACTGTTTGCAGATGGATGACATCGGGTGAGATGCATTGTCCGTCGTATCTAGCATTGCCTAATTTCCTTTTAACTTAGAACCGCAACTTTTTCTTCTAGCCATTGTCGCTTAGGATTGCCTTTGAATTCAATACCTAGTTCTAACGCCTGGTCACGTAGGCTCTTATAGCTGACTTCTTGAGGTTCAGCAGATACTTTTTCTGCCTTCTCTTCAATCGGTCCACCAAGACCCATAACCTCTTCAATTCGGTTAAGTCGCTTAGCTAAGGCCTTTGCTGACATCAGTGCATCTTTGTGGTATTCTGTGAAATCCCACGCACCATTTTCTCGATGGTCAGAGTTAATCTTTAGTTTAGGGTCATCTATGTGTCTTACTGACTCATAGTAACCACCGCCTGCGGCACGAAGCACTAGGTTTCGACCTGACCGTGACATTTTCACGACAAAGCCTATCCGTGGCTCCGTACCCTCTACCATTCCGTTTGCATAGAAGGTTACCGGTGTTCCGATAACTACTTCTGGCATTTCGAAATTTTCTGTATTAGGTACAGTCATTTTTAATCTCCCGAAGGACCAAGGTTAATGTAAGAATGGAACTGACCACTCTCTACTCGTCTGTTAATGCTCCTTTGTTCTGACCGAGCATTTCTGTCTTTTATTATTCTACCAGCAATAGATAATCTTTTAATCCCGTTTTCCGGTTTTACGTAAGGTAATCCATGAGCCGCTGCATACTCACAGGTTTCAATTGCATGGCAATTACCCCTACGATTTCCGTCATCCGTAACAAACCCGTTGATGATTTTCTTTTTAAACCTATAGAATTCTCTGATAAGGTTGGGACACCTTTGCAAAGTTACCATCATCTTCGTTGATCCATCCTGCCTCACACTAAGCCACTCTCGCAGTTTCATCTCTCTTCCGGCAATATCATCACTACCAGAACGAAAGTTAGACCCCGTCTCTATGCTTCGCACTGCATGTTTTTCTAATTGTAAACTGTATTGTCGTCTAGGTAGAACACCACTTCCTATTTCTCTAATTCTACCACCATGAGCATCAATTATAAACGATTGAAATGTATCTCCTCCGACCTTGTGTGCTACGGCTTCACCAAACTTCTCTGCCGTACACTGTTGCATATATAGCTCATCATATGCAATGACGTGCTCACCTAATCCTGGCGGAGTTACTGCCCAAAATGTAACAGCACAGACGCTATGACCTGGGTCAACAACCATGTATCTTGCCCAATCTGAAGGTGGCTTTCCGTCATTTTCTGTGAGAATCTTCTGAACCGCATTGCGTGGTTCGTCGAATCTGATGGACCCATGTAAATCTTTAGAGAATGTGGGATACATCAGTACACTATCCGTGACCATCTCGCCTAGTGCACGCTTGCGATACTCATCATCTCCTTTGGCTTTCCACCTCTTTATGTTCTCCTGCTTGACCTGTTCCGGCATAAATGGGTTATCAAATATTGTAGCTCTTATTACCAGAGTTGAGGGATTAGCCATGTTCTTCTCGTCTTCGGCACGCTCGGTTAGATTAATAAGTGCATCGTTCTTTGCGTGGGGTAGGGCAGACCATCGTAGCTTTCCGTCTCGCATGGAGAGCCTAGCTATCATTTCGTCGTACCATTCTGGCTTTTCGAGGTCTTCATCAATATGAACTAGGTCTGCTTGAAAACCCTGTGCAGGGTCACCCTTAGAACCCATCGCATATATTATCCAGCCGTTAGTGAGTTCGCAAATCTCAAACACATGCTGAGCACGCTTCTTCCACGCAAACTTCTTTATGAACCGCTCTGGAATCAAAGGGGGTGCTGGCTGAGCATATTCCTTTCTTTCCCAGTCGCTTTCGTTCCACGGCTTCCAAGAACGCCAAAGCCCCGTTTCCTCATCTTTGATTATTTTAAAGGAACCTTTACGGAACAAATACTTATGTATTGTTCGTCCTATATGACCTTCATCCATGCCTAGACAAACAAGTATTCCGTTTTCCTTGGGATACTTATTGTATGGGTCCTGACCCGTTACTGCTCTGGCATCTTCTGCAAATGCAACTAGAGATTTGCCTACTTGGTTTCCAGCCTGTATAAGAACTTCTTTCGCATTTGACTGATGGAATCTCTCTTGAAATGGCAGCGGTTCATATAGACGAAGAGCCTCCGAGCGACGCTTAGACCTTTCGGCAACCATCTCCCGCATCTCTTTAATTTCTTGGTCAGTTGCCCGTTCGTTATATACAGAAGGCACTGACTTTGGCTCATTCGGAAGTTCCGTCATCTTCCTCCCTAGGGGCTATTAGTAATATAGTTCTAGCTGTTCGTGCAATTTCTAGGTCTAGTTCCTCATCTGTAATCTCTTCTAGACTTTTCTTAGCTGCGCCAGACTTGGACACCTCAACATTTAACTTGAGAAGGTCTCCTAGTATGCGTGTTCGTCCTGCACTACCAGGTGTAGTGGACAGATAGTTAGCCATATAATGCTGAGCAAAACCCATAGAGCCACCGAATACTTCTAGTAAACGCTGGTAAGTTTCTGCCATGTGTGGAATTTTACTTCCACCCTGTAATAGATTGCTTAAAAGATTCGCACCCTCTTCATCGAGCTTCTTGATGCGGCTATCTATTATTTTGTTTTCTTTGTCTCTACCAGCTTTGTTTCTGCAATCTTTGCAGGTAGATTTGAAACCATCTGGCTTAGTAGCGTCACGATGGTAGTTCTCTGCTGTTAGGGTCATCTCCCGAAAGCACTGGTCACATTCTCTGATCTGTTCTTCAGGCACGAATCCATCCTTTCTGAAAAAAAGTTCCCCTAGGCCCGAAGACCTAGAGGAACACCCAAGACCCTTATACGACTCAGAGAACTGAGAAGTACTCGGTTGGCTGCTAGGTGAGTAAACTAAATGTTTACTGCAACCTGAATCAACAATGTCGCACTACTTGTAGAAGAATCAGCTTCTAAAGCACGTCCGAGTATGTTAACAGCAGCAGTCATGCCAATGGTTGCTGAACCAGCTGCGGCTTCGTCAGCAGCACCAGCGGATGAGCTTGTGATTAACAAGTCACCGATGGCAATGTTAGCACTGTCCTTAAACAGTACTTCAGCTGGACCACTAACAATCAGCCAGAACAAATCGTTCGAGGCAACTGTAGTAGCCAGTTCATTATCACCGACACCGCCGAATTGGTTGACAGCACTGGATTGAGCATCAACGCTACCAAGTAGCTTGCGTCCGGTGGTTGAACCGGGCGTGAGGTCAAATTTCAATGCTTTCTTTGCTACCGTGAGTGCGCCGCCGCTAGTATTGCGAACACACACTGCACGAATTGCAGCACCACTTCGACGAGTACGTGACCCGCGCGGACCGACAGAGCGGTCTACATCGGGGAACGAATAGATTGCACCTTCCCAATGGGTATTGATAAGGTTACTGTCATCGTCTGTCCCTTTTAGGGTTTCCCCTAAGTCAAAAGGAGGATCTACATGAATCATCTTTTAATTCCTTTCTTAAAAAGAGACTATGCTAATGCTGCTAGTTTGAAGAAGTTCCGTGGGGAACTGAACTTCAAGTTAGACAGCGTTGATACAACAGCATTAAACGATTGAGAGTGAATGTCGTACTCAGGACCTTCACTACGTAGTAGCGAACTGTCCATGGACTTCAATTCCATGCAATCATAGTTAATACCATAACCGACACCAGCAGGTACGGCAGCTTCCCATGAAACTTCAATACCGTCAAAGTTGAGGACATTTTTGAAACCAAGTGCCCGTAAGCTGTGCTCACTGGAAATTTGGATTCGTTCCTTGTCATCAATCAGGTTTAGAAGGTCCATGTATAACGAACGATCTAAGAAGATGTTCGTTATCTGTCCGTCTTTGCTAGTGTTACGTTGGGCGTGAATAATAGCATAACGCATTGCTTCGTCGCCCTGTTTAGCAAACGTATTAGCCGAACCACCAAAGGCGGTTGACGTATAGTTTACAACTAGAGGACTCCAGAAATCAAATTCTGGGTCAGCAATACCGTTTGGCCAATATAGCCCACTTTCATTTTCTCCGCCATAGTTACCAAGAGCAGTACTAAGACCAGCATAGGTATCATTAGGATAACCTACTTGGTCAGCTGCATTGGCTGTACGTTGAGCACCTGAAGCAATGTTCAGAGTCCCATTTATAGCGAATAAGGATTCGATACCATGCCAAGACGATTCGTTGCCAGAGGCTGAACCATCAACATAGTACTCGCTTCCAAGTACTTGAGTAATGGACGTTTCTAGACGTTCGACAAAGTTTTCAAATACTTTGACTACGCCTTCCGGTCCCTTGTTACTACGGAATTCACGATAGTACATAGAATCTGTAGCTTGGTAGCCACGATATTCCATGTTCGCTGTTTTCCACAAATTGCGGCGAGTAAAGTTTCGCTGCGTTTCTCCGGTGTTACCTTCTACACTGTGTAGGCGGTATTGAACAGGCCAGTCGAAGCCCTCACCAGAGTTGTTGTAATTCACACGACCAGCGGCTTCTAGGAGCGCACCCATCTGATAGTTTCGGAGCATTACCTCTTCAACTTCACGGATGTGCTTCGCCAGAGTTGTTGCAGCTGTTCGGGAGAATGCGACTGGGTTAAAGCCTTTATATGCCACTTTAAAACCCTTTCATAAAAAACCCTAAAACAAACCGTCCGTCAACGCTTGTTGACGTAACTTTTCACCCGCACTTGCGTGTGGGTTCTGACTATAAGGGCTTGGGTCTGACCCAGATGGAACACTTCCTCCAGCAGATGGTATATGAGTCGCTTGTCGAAGAGTATCCCCGACTGGCGGCTGTTGCACCTGTTGTTGTACATGCCCTACCTGCTGCTGCTGAACTTGGGGTTCGGCAGTAGAAATATCCCCTGAGTACATCCGTGTAGCTAGGTCCCATAACTTGGCTGGGTCGTCAATTCCCATACCACGAAAATAGTTAATATACTTTGTAACAGCTTCGCCTTGTGGTGATAATACCAATTGTCCGAAATTGTCACGAAGTGGTTGATTGTCCATCGGATTGGCTTGATATAACCAGTCCGCATTTCGGGACGTAATGTCCTGAATTGTTTTCTCTTTGTATTGACCATACTGTTGCTGTTGCTGCTGCTGTTGCGTCTGGGTAGTTTGCTGATTGTTATAGGCAATCAGGGCACTGTATCGATCTGCAAAGAGCTTATCAAATTCCTGCTCAATTATATTGGGCAAGACCTTTTGTGGGTTCCTGATAATATCATTTGCCCACTGTTCCAAATAACCGACGTGGGTTTCTGCTCCACTAATAACTTCAGCAGGCGTACCTTCTTTCCAGTCAGTATAAATCTCACCCGTTTCTGGGTGGACTTTGTTTTCTCTGTGCTGCTCTAATTCCTCTAAGGTAGTGCCTGGAGGATTCCACCAATGGGCAACTCCAGTAATATCTTGCACTGGACCAGTTGGTGCTTCTGGCTGAGCTTGTTGCTGCTGAGCCTCTTGTTGAGCATTGTATTGCTGTTGCTGGTACTGCTGCTGACGGTACTGTTGCTCTTGCTGCTTTTGTTGCTGGTACTGTTGATAATGCTGTTGCTGATTCTGATTATATTCTGACCATTTATTATTAGCATCTTGCAACTGCTGATAATGTTCTAGCAATCTGTAGCGAGCATCTGAATCATCAGCTACATCTGTGAACCCTAATTCGGAAACCTGGTCAGCAAGGGTTCGTTCTACTGCCTCTACCGGTACTTCGGGAGACGTATCATCTAATACCACATCTTCTACTGCGGCATCGGCTATTGTTTCTACTGGTTCGTCTGCTGCCACTTCCGTGTCTTCGGTAATATCGGTTGCCATTTCTGGTTCCTTAATGTCTGGGGTTAGTTACAATCCATGTGATGCGAAATCCATTTCCGCCTACCCTATTTGTTCTTTGGCTTTCTCCACCAAAATAACATATGTGCTAGGAACTTGGGTAGTCCTACTGGCTCAAATCCCATGCTTTTTAAAGTGTCTGCCACTAAAACATGGGCTTCCGCATCACGACTTCGTATCATGGCACGGCGGCGGGTATGGGGTATAATAAAACGCTTTTTCATTTCGCTCTCCTTATGTTGTTAATCCTACACAAAACATGCTAGAAAAGGAAACAGTAGTTTTGTGATTATATAAAAAAAGAAGGGCTAGTAGAGGATACTAACCCTTCAGTTAACGACTTCCAGTGTGGTGGAAGAAGCCGTTGGAGGCACTATTAAATATACCGATAACGTAAATTGGTGTCAACTATTTTTCCATGCTTAAAACTTTTTTTCTTAATCTTTTAGCAACCTGCCCTGCATCCCTAGAGGTACTTCCACAAAATGTTGCAAACACCTTGTCCTCATGGCTTTCATTACAGTGTAGTAATTCTGTTGCTGCTTCTAACGCTGCCAGTGCATATCGCAGGTCAGCTAGATGTATTCTTGGGTCTGCCACGCTTCTTTATTCCTTCATCATTCATCGAGTTGCCTCATACATTCTTCGATGTAGTCTATCATCTTCTCATACTCTTTGCGAGGATGCTCAGATTCTTTTTTCCCAACTCGACACATATATTTTATTACGTTGCCTTGCCAGAAATCTAGATTCCAGTCTTTGATGACATCCCATGGCTGGAGCTTGCCTTGGGCATAATGAGGGGGCGGGATGTTTCGGTCTTCGGGCATAAGGGCTTGGTTGTTATGGCACTCTTTGCAGACTACCTTTTCCGGCATGAGTACTCCGCCAAATGTTGAGCGGATTATAAATGTTTCTTGGGAACCACACTCACTGCATTTTATCATTTATTGTGCTGGACCAGGTGGTGGTGGGCCAAATGGATTTTGTCCTGGCTGAACTAAATTAAATTTCCCTGGTTTTGGTGCCGCCTTCCTTGCTTGCCTAGCCAACCTTCGCTGCTCTCGCTCATTTGACATGATGGGACTCTTGTATTGCTCCTGTGCGGCTTTCCTTTCTGCATGCCTGTGAAGTTCTTGGTCCCACTCAATACCCCTGTCCCCCTCATTATGCCCAAGGCAAGCTCCAGCCATGGGATGTCATCAAAGACTGGAATCTAGATTTCTGGCAAGGCAACGTAATAAAATACATGTGTCGAGTTGGG